TAAACCAGTGGCATGCCAACATCTATCCAATAGTAGTTGGTCCAGTTGATAAATTTATCAGGATCTATTGGCAGATCAAGAATACTAATTGGCACAGGTGTTTCGTTTGTTCTATTATTGAAATCCCATGCCTGTGCCAATTCGTCAGCTGATAGTGTGCTAGCGCCTGCGTCAGTATAAGTCAATAGACCAGGTTCCAATTGTCGTCGAGCCGTTGGATGCGGCAGTATTTCGTTTGTTGCTTTATAGCCAACATGAAAATTCAATGTTTCTAACGAGCTAGGTTGAAACAAGTCTTCAACAATGGCACCTAATACTTTTTTGTTTGTATTGGTTCTGAATATCTCTGGTAGCAAGTCTACTGTGGTAGGCACTACTCCGTTGTTTAATTCCTGGCCAGGATACGTTTTAATAAACGGTTCAACCGGATTAAGTTTTCTTGGATCTTTTTCCATTGTTCACCTTATATTGATGTGATTGACATCGAACTAGTAATAATTTCAACATCTTTAACTGTTGCACTACTAATTAATAACTCATTGTCCTCGCAACGAATTTGAAATAAATCTGTTGCTGTTCGCTCACGCTGTCTAGGCACTAATGCAATGGAACTGATGATACCACCCAGTTGCTTGTGTACCCACGCTGCCATGTCTGTAAAAAAGAATGTTTCGCCAAAGTCCCAGTTAGTGACATTAAAATAATCATTTATAGATTCAATTACTCTAGAACTAATCTCAGAATCTGATATACGTGTTCCTTCGCTTTTGGTAACACGAATTACAACTTTATTTCTAATGTCGCTGCCTTTGCCAAATATAACTTTGTATTTGACAGGATGGAAAATTATACTATCACTTACACTTTTATATTCTATAATTGCTGTCATTAACTGTTCTAGATTATAAGAAGTTGGAGGACGTGGCGCAAATCCGTCTCGGGCACCGCTTGATACCCAGCTTCTAAATGCCAAGTTGTATTCAGTTGTTAAAACAAACATATCAATGATGTTGGTAGTTGTTGGGTCTACTCGATTATCTCTTAAAGGTACATGATCGTGTTGAATCTTTAGTCCGGACCTGCCACTTATTGGGCCAACAGTTGCAGGTAAAAATGTTGTAGTTGGTGTTAGTGTGTACTGTCCAGGTGCATCTGAGAATTCTACTTTCTCTAATAGAATTGTATTGTTAGATAGGATGGAACTAATCACCGTTGGATCATCCGGAACAAGATTTTCTGACAGGCCGGGCATTAATACTAAAACACGTTTTGGATCATAGCGACCGTCATCAAGTTTAAAATACTCAGTTACATCTAGTTTGTACTCTTTTGCAATTCCGTCGTTCTGCTTTAAGAACTTGACAGCATCTTTGATAACACGACGTGTGGTAAAATCAACTGCCTTGCTAAATCTTTGATTGTGGAATGTGATTTGGTTTGCACTTCCTAGAACTGTTTGATCTTTTCGAATTGCTGTTGTCCAGGTTTCTGTGTTTGCGTTAAACTCTGCCCTAATTAACCAAGATGCATCAAGTGCCTGATTAGTTTTATCGCCAGTATGCAATGTGCTATACACGCTGTTTGCATCAATGTTGTCTTGACGGATAATTCTCCAACGATCAAATTCGTGATCATATCGTAAACCAAAAGATCTTTTGGCTGATAACTCTTTAATAATTTCAGTTTGTTCAGTAGGGATAAACACACTTCTTAATGACGGGATCCAGGAAATTACATCACTGTTGGCAGTCAAGCTGTTTAAAAATACTGCACCTTGGCCATTGGCGCGGCGCCCAGTATTGACTCCATTATTATCTACTAATCCAAAGCCTTCTCTATAAACGTCAAGAATTCTAGCCCATTTAATATCACCACCTTCGTCTTTTAGTTTGACAAGAGAATTCTTTTTAATTGTTCTATATTTTAAATCTGGGGTTCCGCGTCCAATACGTAGCGGAGGACCAACGTTGTCAATCGTGGTAAAATATCCATTGGTGGCCGCGTTCCTTGATTCAACTGTGACCCATTTGGTTATAGTTGTTGGTAGTATTTCTTTAAACTTCTTATAGTATAACTGGTGAAGGTCGCTGTTTGTTAATAAATTTTCAATGGTAGAAAATACTTCAATATCACTTAACATTGATGATATTGTAGTCTCACTAGTTGTTTCTGTTACATATAAGAATGCATCATCGGCAAATGTAATAACAGGTCTGTAAGTGCCGGTAGGATCTTGTGTTACAGCATAAATGCTTTGACCAGCATATGATCTGTTAACAGCTTTAATTTTATCAATGCCACCAACTTTACCTTCTGGATATGTGTTATAGTCAGATGCAGTGATCATTCGTTCTTGACTTGCCGCTGAACGTCCAGCACGGCTTTTAATCTGTTCTAGAGATTCACTGGCTGAAGATGATGTAGGTGCAGCCAATTGTAAAGTGCAAAGTAAGTCTTGTTCTGTGTCTGTGCTGTCTACGTAACGTATTGCAATTTGAAGTCCAGAAACATCAACTGGATTAAAAGTTGCGTTTTCGTTCGCACTTTCTCTGTACCATACACGAATATTTCCCATTGGTATATCTGCAAATACGCCGTCACCAAATTTTAATGAAACAGCATCATTTTCACGTGTGATAACTTCGTAAATCTTGCGTGTGTCTTTGTCTGTTGCATTAAAAACAATGTTCTTTCCAACTGTAGAAGGTACCTGTTCCCAATTGTATAATATACGTCCAGTGGCATCAATGCTTTGTACCCAGATGTCTGCATCGTTAATGTTTTCACCTGCTAAATCTATTACTCTATTTTCTACACTGGTATCTAATACGTAATCTTCAAATTTTAGTGTCCCTTGCTTGAACATAAAGAACCAACCATTGCTAGCATTTGAATAACCAGTACCATCGTTATTAAACAATGCCGTTAGGTAGCTGTAGGGGTTTGGAACACTTTCAATTGCCAACTGACTATCTAAATCAATGTTCACTGGAACAAGTTCACATGAATAGTTTGTATTGTTGCGAGCAGATAACGTAAATGTTTCTACCATTGTTCTACTTGTTGGTTGTGCAACTTGGTAAAGTTGACGAACAACTCCGCTTTCAGTTATACTGCTAATTGGACGGCCTACCGGATTTGATTTGCTGAATGCTTCATTTAAAATTAAAGTAATTTGTTCGTTGAAGTCTGCGTTTAGTGGATCTCCCCAAACTATGGTACGTCCAGAAATGTTTGTACCTTTGCTGTCATAGATATTTTGTGTAGTGCTCACGGCACTGATACGTAAGAAGCTTGATGCTCCAGAATTTCTATATGGCTTATAACCAAGTTGGCGGGCAATACTTAAAACATTACCTCGTACTTCTGCTGTTTCTAAAAATGTCTCACGTAGATTCAAATCACTGCGGAACGCCAAGTTTTGGCCAATAAAGGCCATCATATCAATTAAGGCAACATACTCACTTGAGTTAATGAAGTCGTTGAAGTCTTCGGGATAATTTGTTTGTACGTGATTTAACAGCGCAGTACGAAGACTTTCAAAGTCATATGCTTTAAAATCAGCGTTTACCAAATAACGGTAATTGTTTAGCCAGCTTTCGGCAGCATTCAGTTGTCCAAGACGTTTAGTTTGGCTCATAATGTATTAGTTCCTTTATCGTAGGTCAATGGTAATGTTACTACTTCGTTTGTTGGCACATAGGTCACAACAATTTCAATATTAAGGGCGTTGGGACCTTCGGATATTGCTACGCTTTGCAATGACCAGCGTGGATCATTTTTAATAATGCTTCGTACATCAGCATCTATTAATCCAATGGTGTAATCATCTAGTGGCTCAAATAACATTTCCCATACAATACTACCAAAAGTAGGAAGCATGATACGCTCGCCTTTGCGAGTGTTAAAGTGATTTAGTAAGTCTTGACGAGCAAGATCTAGGTCGTAACGAACTGGGTCCATGAAATTGGTCCCAACTGTGCTGTAACCTCGAAAGCGTGATGAATATTGCGGCATGCACCTATTTACCTGGTGAAGATAAACAGGGTTTTATCAAGAAGCCTTATCAGGGGCTCCAGGTGGTACATTTCCACCAATGTGCGGTGCACCGTACTTGTCACGCAATTGAGTAGCAGTGAGATTACTTCCAGTGGGTACTTTACCTGTGTTTAAGTATGAACTGCGTTCCCATTGTCCAAGTTGCTGAGTAGTTGGCTTCCCGTAAGCTGGATCTGTTTTGTTTCCAGTCTGTGGACCATTTCCCAGTGGGCTTGCCCAAGGATTTTGCGGGTTACGTGCTTTGTTATTGCGAACTGCTGTTTCATCTGATTTGACGCCTTGTGTCATAAGCTGTTCAGCTGTCAAGCTTCTAGCATCACCATTTGGCTTTCCTGTCATTGCAAATTTAGCTTCACTGTTGCGTTGATTGGCACTATTGGAGTAGCCTGCGTTGGCCCAAATTGATGCAATGTCTTCTTTGCGTGGTTTACCATCTGCCTGAGCGGCTCCACTGGCAACCAGTTTCCGAGCCATTTCATTTGCTTGACTTGGATTACCATATGCCGCCATAATCAGTGCATCAATATGCGACTGTGTCAAGCAAACATTCTTTCCAGTGCTTTCCTTTTTGAGTGTATTAAGGATACCTGGTGCAATGTGTCGATCTACAATCTGCCTACTGGCCAATCGAGCTTCTGCTTCACTGGGGCCTGCTAATAAAGCTTTCTTAAGGTTGTCGTCAATTTTGCTAGCAGGGTTGCTTGGACCAAAAATATCTACTCGTATTCCATATCCAACAGAGTAACCTTGGTAGTCAGAATACATCATTCCACGATAAGCTTCGCGACTTTTCATTAACTTGAAGGCTTCATCAGATAGTTTAGCTGACGCAACATCAGCCAAACAGGCTATTGCATTAGTTTCCTCTGGTGTTGGATTTTCTGGATCTGCTACTGTGGGATCTTCTTTGTAACTGTCAGGCGATGGTGTAATTTCAGCATCTGGTACTCCGGGACTTCCTGGTGCTACTGTTGGCTGTTCGCCTTCATTTCGACAAACGTGTCCACCATAGGGCTCGGCTTCAGGTACTCGCCCGGCAATACTAGATCCAACAACAGCGTTGGTGACTAAACTATTTTGCGCTGGCAAGTTGGCCCGTTCAGCAGGAGGGCCGTTTAGATCAATGCGCTGGCCTGTCATTTTAAATTGACTATCAGCAAGTATGTTCATGTTTTGTGCTGAAGTCAATTTCATACCAGTGGATCCAGTGGCACTAAAAACTTCACATGCTTCTAAGTTAAAATTCTTTGCCGCCCCTGCGTTAATATTTTCTCCTGCATCCAAGTTGATGTTGTTGCCGGCACGTAGGTTTATACTGCCCTCTGCATTGATTGAAAAATCTCCCATGGCATACATGTCAATATTGCCTGCTTTGTCCAGTTGTACCCATGCACTGCCGTTGGCATTGATAACATAAATGAAGCCACAGTTGTTGTCCATGATGATACTATTGCCACTTTGAGTACGCAAACGTATTTGTCCACTGTGTCCATCTGGACCATCGTCCATGACAAACTGATGCTGACCAGGTGTTAGTATTCCGTAGGCCAAGCCAGGATGCTTATCAGCATTTCTAAATGGGCCTGCATTGGTATGGCCACGCTGTCTATCTTTTTCTAGGCCTTGTGCTTTGATAACATCGCCAACAATGTGCTCTGGACGATTTTCATTTTGCGGATCTGTTGTGTTGTATCTGTTGCGTTCTGCTACAGGCAATACTTTGCCATCGTGTGTACTTCCAGATGCAATACCAGGAAGTGCATGTGTGTGTCCGTCCATTGGAAGGCAGGCCCACCAAACTCCTTGATGCAGTTCTCCGTTGATAAAACTACAAATAACTTGCACATTCAAATCTGGTGGAATCATCCAGACGCCGTAGCTTTGATTGGTCTGGCGATACTTTGTTGCATCGTTGGCAGTGGCTTCTGCTTTTGTATCGCCTGCGCCAGCAAAAGGTGGACAATATCTTACTGTATGCCAACTTGACTTATCAGTTTCTTTGGCTGCACTCAATTGCGGAATCCATACTCGCAAGCGGCCTAGTCCAGATGGGTCTGTGTTTTCCTTGACCTTACCAATAAAAATGCCTTGCTGTTTGTTGCCAACTGCATTATTACCAGAAGATTGGTTGTTTCCTGTTGTGTTTACTTTCATTTTATAACCTATATTCTTTTAATAATTTTGTTCTTCCGTCAACGTACTTTTGATACCATGCTTTAGTGACTGCATTTGCTGTTTTTCCAGTGAATTTTTCCAATTTGGTCAACCAAACATATTCACCATTTACTTGCTCGGACATCTCATGATATGGCAATAGCAGTAGTTGATCCTGCGGATAGTCGATATCATCAGGTGTCGTAAGATATCTTCCTATTCGATCGTAAAATTCAGAGTCTACGTCGGGATTACCAGTGGACATTTTAAGAAAATCTTCAATGGTGTCTCCTGCTAGGCCTTTTCCAATTTCAATTATATCTTCTTTTACAAATGCGGCAGGATACGGTTTGCCCAAGAATCGCTCATAGTGTTTTTGTAATTCTAGTATCATACCAGGATACGCTTCTACTGTGCCTGTTATGACATCATGGTAATTTTTAAGTTTATCATTTACTACTACTTCTACCAGGTCTTTAGGATCTAGTGTTATAATTATAATTTTTACATCAGGTCCCAATCTATTTTGTATCAATTTAAAATCCGGAAATACATGAGTTGGAAAAATTTTAGGGGCGCCTGGCTCCCGAAGTACGTTATCAAATTCAATCAAGTGCCAAATTGCAGGATGGCTGTTACCATATTTTTTTGGATCGTAAAAACCTTTTTTAGGGAATGTATAGCCAGTATATCTGTTTTGATCAGTCTTGTGTGTTGAATTGCTGATTGGACAAATTTTCAACTCGCCGGGCTCGTTAATCAACAGATTGGTCAACGAATATTTGGCAAACCTGCCCGACGAGCCCCGTGCAAATGCTATAATGTACTCATCACTTGTTTGACTTTTGCCTGTTGTGTTTACTTTCATTTTATAACCTATATTCTTTTAATAATTTTGTTCTTCCGTTGACGAACCTGCCCAACGAACCTTGTGTAAATGATATGATATAAGGGTTGTTGTTTGTTGAGTTAATCATTTGTTCATGCCCTCAAAGTCGGTATTTTTTAACTAAATTAACTCTTCCATCCATATATCTTCGGTAAGAATTTCTGGTAGCTATATTTGCCGACTTGCCAGTAAACGCTTCAAGCTTCTGTAGCCAAATCCAGTCCTTATATAACTCATAGTATGGCAAAATCAACAGCTGATCCTTAGAGTAGTCCAGATATTCAACTGGAGGGGCAAATACAAATCGTGCCAGCCGCTCGTTGACACCACGAATTGGAGCAATATTATGCCCTGAACTTCTTTTAATAAAATACGGCATTACATCCAATGTCATAGATTTTGCAATTTGAATGATATCATCTAAGACAAACTGACCTGGATAATATTTGTTCAGGAATCTTGCATACCTTTTGGCCAACTGTTCCATTGAGGGCTGAAGTGGATCTGGTGATTTACCATTTATTAAATCGTATGTGTTCTTGACCCTATCGTTTATCATTACTTCTGACAAGTCAAATGGGTCAACAGTTATAATTACAATTTTTACATCGTTGCCCAAGCGTTCTCTGATTAATTTAAAATTTGGCCATCGGTGAGATGTAAAAATTCGAGGGTGCCCATTTGTTTCTGCATCAAATTGGAACACTTCCCAGATATCAGATCTACTGTTATCTCCATGATTTTTAGTATATCCAGTTTTCATATAATCATCAGTACGGTGCGTTGAGTTGGTAATCGGACAAAGATCCAACTCTAAGTTTGAGTCAGTCAACAAATTGTGTAGTAAATACTTTGCAAATCTGCCCGATGCACCTTGGGGGAACGATATAATATAAGGAGGAGTATTTAATGAGTCAATCATTGTTCATATCCTGTAACATTGCCCATGACGTCAACTCCTGCGTTAGAAGGGCCTTTAGATGCGGCATTGCCTGTTGTTTTTGTAGGAGTTGTTGTAGTTGTTTCAGTTTTACCTGACCACGGACTTGCCAAGTTATCTCTTACGCACGATAGCGTGGTTGTAAACTTACCTTTTACAAATTTATTTTTTAATTCACGCACAGTATAAACTCCACTGATGGCATCTGATCTTCGCAGACTCATTGTATCAGTTTTGCTGTCATTGTCAACTGATGGCACCTGTGCTTCAAAATATATAAACGACAGCCAAGTGTTTGTACTGGCATGTTTGCGTTTCTCTGCCATCATATCTTCTGTCAACTGACTTTTTTCATATTCCCAAACATCATCTGTCCAAGGTGGTGCTGTGGCTGTTTTACTAGGAATCTGCAATAGCCAATATGGATCACCCACCACTTCAAGATCTAATGTATTCATGTCACCACCGCCAGCTTGATTGTTTGCAACTTGGCGATAGATACTGTACTCTTGAGCTGATTCTTCTTTGATACTGCCTTGTTGAGAATTTTGCTGTACACTGGTATTCATATGATAGAACTGTGGCATGTGTGGATACCAGCCTGCCTTGGGCGCAATGTCTTTGCTATTTTTATATGGCATATCCTCAGCATAGTATATTTGACCAGTCATTGGTTTTACATTTCTTGCGTCGTTGCATTGCATTGCCGCGGGATTATTTTTGCCAGCAGGCCCTTCTTTTGTAGTAGACTGAGTTGCTTGTGCCGCGATTGGTTTACCAGTAGAATCATCAATCCATAGTGGTCTAACATTACGCCACAGCTGATCTATTTTAATTTCAGCGTTGAGTACTTCTGTATTTTCTCCTGTATAAATCCACTTGTATACCTTGCGAAGCAGACCTTTTTTAATCCAGGTTTCTACTCGTTTGTCTCTATTGGCAGGAACAGTTGCATCTTTATATTCGTTTGGGCTGACAACATTTACAGCATCTTCTCTAGTTGTAACAAAGTAGTGTACTTCTTGTGCAGTAGCACCAAGCTTGTCATCAAACGCTTGCTTGCCATCTTTTACAATGTCTTTGTTTCCCTGGATAATAGCAAAGGCTTTCATTGGGATATGGCTTGTTCCTGGTTTGGTATCAGGGCTGTTATATTCTTTCTTCTTGGGAATTTGATGCAGGAACTTTAGTACGTCCTGACTATTAGGCATAGATTGCGTTATGAATACTTGAATACTTGTGCCAGGTTGAGCTTGAATTTCGCCTCGAAACATTCCCCACTTTGCGGCAAAGTCGCCAAACAGTCCGTAGTCGTATTTTAAAGATGCAAGTTCTTTGTGTGCTGTAATCACATACTTGTGTGGCACACAGCGAATTCCAGTTTTAACTTTTTCAGCTTCTCGTTCGTTTAATGCCGTTGCAAGTTCTGTACAAAAGTCGCCAATGGTTGCTGGGCGGCCTTTCATCCTAAAGCCTTGTTCTATATTTGTAAAATCTGTCTTTGCTGAGTTGCCATCATGAACCACTAATTCAAAATCATATATTGCACCCTTATAGTCTAAGTGCATTTTAATATCGTTGAACATTACATACCAACGAAATATCATTGCTTCATCTTGCCAGCCGCGGCATTGTACTGGCTCGTCAGATTTGGTATCGTATCCAACAAAATAAATTTCAAGGAGATAAATGGCATTGTTATTTGAATACCCCATTTGCATTGCAGCCAGGCTCATTGATTCAAAGAATCGTCCACCAATTGGTTCAATTAATCTTCCTGTAAAGTTGTTTGGCAGTTGCGACAAATAGCTGCCGGTCTTGTTCCCTGTACCGGCAGCGGACATGTTTAATTCTTCCAAGTGCATACTGCCTGCGCCGCCAGTTTCCCACATTACAATCCCGTTCTTATAATCATAAGTTCTATCAGGCCTTGCTTTTGTTGTTTCAATAGGAGGCATCATTGTTAGCCTAGTATTGTATGTTACGTTCCTATAATTCTGTAGCGGATTGTAATGAATCTCCGGAAGACCAGTGTCGTCATTATAGGTGGGTTTTTCTGCAGCCATTAAATGACTCCACCAATTGCATTTTTAGGTAATACTCGTAATAACATACCAGCTTGCAAATCTCTTATTGGATCTTCCAGCTGTGTTCGATTTAGTAAGGCAATTACCCACCAGTAGCTACTGTTTCCGTATAAGTCATAACTTAACAGATCAGGCCTGTGTTCAAATTTTGGATCAACTACAATAATTTCAGTAGTCTTGTTTCTCAGCAACTCTGCTGCCGTTGGAAACTTTGCTTTGTCTAAATAAAAATCAGTTACTGGAGTAGACGAGTACTGATTGCGTCCAGTTGTTGCCATTATACGTATCCATCCCCAAGCAAGTCGCCTGAAACAAATTTTGAAAGCGTGTAATCTTTTACAGTTTCTACCATGTTGACCTGGACAATTAGTGCAACTGTCATTTCAAACAACACAGGAACAGCTTGCTTGCCATTAAACATATCAACAGAAATATAATCTACATCATTGGGGTAGTCGTATTGAAATGTTTTTACTACGACTGGAGTATTGTTATAAAGCCCGTGTGCATTTAATCTTCCAATTGGTGGTGGAGTTCCTTTTTTAGGATCTTCACGACCATAGAACATACTAGTAGCACTACGCATTAAATGAATTGCTTCAAGTGTGCGTGTGGCTTCTTCAATGTTTCTACTGAACCACTGACCACTGATTGTTATAATTGGTGTAGTACGATTACCAAACGCACTTGGCTGATAGTTGGTATGCTGTAATTCCCAAGTACTGTAATTTACTTCAATTGACTGACTAATCTTTGGAGTACTAGGCCAAACTAATACGTTCTTAGTTCCTTTGGTCAATGACCGAGGATCGCTGTTTGCGTTCATTCGTCCACTTGCATCTGTCATGTTCTCAAATGCTTTGAACTTGATTGAAACTTTATCTTCTAATTGTGCCATGTGTTATTGTCCTAGCTTGCCGTCAAAGATTCGCTTTAGGGTTTTTAAATTTGCTCCACCATTGGGATACAACTCACTTAAAATATTCATGCGACCTTCAACATCGGCATTGCGATATAATTCTCTAATTTTACTTGCGCTGTTTATTAATTCTCCAGCAATTGTAAACTCTACGTCCTTGACAGGATAGATGTAGCCGTGCCCAGCACGTGTGCCATCTGGATTTTTAGCATTGCTAAACGGCAACATGTTCTTGCCTGTATAACGCTGAAAGTATCCGGGCGTACCATCTTTCAATGGCTTAAACGAAAATCTTGGATCTTCGCGCATGTCTTTGTCACCTATACCAAAAACCATAATGTCTCTACTAGTATCAAGTCCCAGTTTGTGTGGCAAGTTAACAGGTGCATAAGGAACTAGTTCTTCAACCACATGCCCTGCAGGAACTCCAGCGGCTGTCATCATTTTAACTTTGTCATCAAATGTAAATGGGCTTTTATTTGGCTCAACTTTGCCACTTGTTGTAATATAAGTATTTTCAATGCCAAAGTTACTTGCAAGTTCGCGAAAAACT